GCAGGTGTTTCGCCGCTGGCGTTCCGCGACAAGTGTAAGCAGTTCTTGGGCGCCGCGGCGGACATGGCCCCCATCACGCAGATGCAGGGCGAACTCGCGCAGCGCGACGCCAAGATTGCGGCCATGCAGGCGCAGCTAGAGCAGTTGATTGCGTTGCAACCGCCGCCGGCGCCGACACCGACACCGCAGGAAGTGGTGGCCGCCATGCCGGTGCCGCCAATGCTGCCCACTGCAGAGCCGCCCGCGTTCACCGATGAGGTCGAAGGGCTGGGCACGGAAGTGCCGAAGCCCAAGCTCGGCCTCGGCGCGCTGAAGGGCAAGGCCGCGTAGTGAAAAAGTTCGGCGACGTCCGTCAGACGACTGCAGTACCTGCAGCGGCGGAATTCGCCAACTCGGGCGGTACGCCGCTGGTGATCAACATCTCCAGCGGCACCGGCTATTACCTCGACGCCGCCGGCGCCGTGCAGGCGCTGGCTGGCGGTGGCGCGCCGGCGACGCGGGCCATAGGCGTCACGTTCGACGGTGGCGGCAGCGCCATCACCGCGTTGTCCAAAGCCGATGTGCGCGTGCCCTACGCCGCCACCATCACGGCGGTCACCATGCTTGCCGACCAAGTAGGCGCAATCGTGGTCGATATTTGGAAGGACACCTACGCGGCGTTCCCGCCGACGGTGGGGGATTCCATTACCGCAGCGGCCAAGCCCACCATCACGGCGGATGACCAGTCCGTTGATACGACGCTTGTCGGCTGGACGACTGCTATTACGGCGAATAACTGCCTGCGCTTCAACGTCGATTCCTGCGCGACCATCACGCGCTGCACCCTGATTTTAACTGTTACCTCGTAGGTCAGACCATGCCCGCTATTGTCATTGCATCGAGTTACACGGACGGCCCTGCGCTTACCGCTGCGGCGACCGCATCGGCGCTGCCGACCTACGTGCCGACCAGCATCCCGGCCGGTTACTGGCAGATTGGCCGCATCTGGCGCTTGACAGCCAGTGGGCGCATCTCCAACGTGGTCACCACGCCGGGAACCGCACGCTATGACTTGCGCCTTGGCGCGGTGACGGTGTTCGACACCTTGGCCATGCCGCTGAACATCGTGGCCAAAACCAACGTGTCGTGGCGACTGCAAGTAGATTTACAGTGCCGCTCTGTCGGCACCGGCACATCTGCGACGCTGTTTGGCCAAGGCTTTTGGCTGTCGGAAGCAAACATCCTGACCGCGTTGCCCGCAACCGGCCCCGGTCCCGGCGGCTGTCTTGTGCCGTTCAACACCGCCCCGGTGGTCGGCACGGGCTTTGATTCGACCATCGCGAACGCGCTTGACTTCCGTTTCACGCAAACCGTGGCGACGGGATCGATGACGGTGCACCAGTTCATGGTTGAACAGATGACCCCGTGAGAGTTCTGCGAGCCACACTGCCGGTGCCGCCCGACGTTGTGCTTCAGGGTTGGCAGTCGTTCGCGGAAATTCTGCCGTCTACGCTGCCGTCGCCGACGTGGGAATCATTTCCCGTGCTGCAAGGGCAAAGCGTCAACGCGATAAACGGCGATGCTGTGCCGCGTGCGCTGGTCGGCTGGCCGCCCTACGCCGCGCAGGCGTTGAGCATTGGCCCGATGGCGGCGCAGGGCGGCGCGGTGGGTATGGTGCCGATTGGCCCTGCTGTAGCCGTGTCGCCCATCATCGACCCTGCGCAGATCTTCCTGAACCGTTTGCTGCCGCAGGACTCGACTGGCGCGTACTTTCCGCAGGACGACGTGCTGGGTTACGCGGCGCCGGAGAAAGACTATCTGCTGCAAGGCGGTAACGTGCTGTCCGATGTGCCGCCCGCCGCCAACATCCGTGGCGAAGTAGCGCTCAGCGGATTGCTGAATGTCACAACGGCCTCGGTGCTGCCGACCGAGTTCGGCCAAGTGGTGTGGGACCTGCCGGTCAGCTACCAGGTGTTCACGCTGACCGGCGTCACCGTAGACGCCACAGGCACGCCCGTCGCGGGGTGCCGCGTGATTGCCTATCAGTCGGGCTTGCGCTACGTCGGCGGCGCTCCCATCATCGCTGAGACCATTTCGGATGGTTCAGGGGTGTTTTCTATGCTTTTACGGAATATCGATTACCAGTTGACGGCGTATATTGAAGGCTCGCCAGACCGCGCAGGCATTACACGACAGGACGTCACGCCCGTGGTTTCGACTACGATCTATATGAGCGACCCGACCGTCGCGCCCAGCGGTGGCGGTGGCACCCGCGGCTTCACTTTCGCATAGGGCAAAGCCATGAGCATGACGCTACTCCAGTTGATGCAGGCCGCGACCAGCGAAATGGGTCTGCCGGTGCCGCAGACGGTCATCGGCAACGCCGCGCAGGACGTGGTGCAGTTGCTCGGCTTGCTGCAGGAGACAGGGCGCAAGCTCTACACCGGCTACGAGTGGCAGGACCTGAACGTCGCGTACCGGTTCACGACGCAGTACACCACGACCACCGGCGACATCGTGGATGGCAGTGCGGTCATCACCAATATCCCGTCCACTACGGGCCTCGACACGACCTACCAGTTGATTGGCACCGGCGTGCCGCAGGACTGCAACATCGTATCGGTCGATTCCGCCACGCAAGTCACGGTCGACCAAGAACTCGAAGCGACGACCGTTGGCGCCACGCTCAATTTCTGCAAGACGGGCTACGCGCTGCCGTCGGACTACCAGAAGCCCATCAACAACACGCAGTGGGACAAGACGCGCCACTGGGTGATGATCGGCCCCGACTCGCCGCAGATGTGGCAGTGGTTGAAATCCGGCTACATCGCCACCGGGCCGCGCATCCACTACCGCATCATCGGCAACAAGTTCACCATCTGGCCGCCGATGGTGGCGAACGAGTTGCTGGGCTTCGAGTACACCTCGAAGTCTTGGATCTACAGCAGCACGAGCGTAGCGCAGAGCACTTACGTCGAGGACACCGACACCAGCATCTTTCAGGATGACTTGTTGATCTCGGCGCTCAAGTTCCGCTACTTCTCGGTCAAGGGTTTCGACACCACGGACTATGCGATGGAGTACCAGTCGGTACTCAGCAACATCCTGGCGACGGAGAAAGGCGGCAAGACCCTGCTCATCAGCGGTCGGCCGGCCAACATCCTCATCAACATGACCAACGTGCCGGACAGCGGAGTGGGATTTTAAAGTGGCCTTCCTCGCCCGCAAACCGAGAAAACGTGCGGTAGCGCGCACAACCACCGTGCCCGCACCGGTGGGCGGGTGGAATGCCCGCGACGCGCTGTCTGCGATGGACCCCATGGACGCGGTCACTATGCAGAACTGGTTCCCCGGCACATCCGACGTGCAGTTCCGCAAGGGGCGCACGGTATGGGGCACCGGTCTCGGCGCGCAGGTCGAAACGCTTATGGACTGCACGTCGCCCACGGCTGAGAAGTTCTGGGCGGTGGCCGGCACCAAGTTATGGGACGTATCGGCCACGGGCGCCGCCGTCGAGTTCACCACCGTGCCGGTGCCGACGCTGACCAACGCGCGCTGGCAGTACGTCAACATGGTGTCGTCGGGCTCGGTCTACGCCACCTTGGCAGTGAACGGCGCCGACAAGCTCATCGGCTACAACGGCACCATCTGGAACCAGGATGGCGACGTGTCGACCACGTATGACATCACCGGCGTCAACACCGCGAACTGCGCGCACATCAACGTGCACAAGTTCCGTGTGTGGTTGGTGGAGTCAGGAACGCTCAACGCGTGGTATCTCGCCACCGGCGCCATCAGGGGTGCGGCCACCAAGTTCAGCCTGAACGGCGTTGCGCGCAGTGGCGGCTACCTCATGGCCATGGCCACCTGGACGATTGACGCGGGCTACGGGGTGGACGACCACGCGGTGTTCATTACCAGCAAAGGCGAGGTCATTGTCTATTCTGGGACAGATCCAGCCGCAGCGTCCACTTGGCAACTGGTGGGGGTGTGGCAGATTGGCTCACCCGTCGGCCGGCGGTGCTTTGTGAAGTGGGCCGGCGACCTGCTGTTGCTCACCCACGATGGCCTCGTGCCGATGTCCGGCGCGCTGCAGAGCAGTCGTACCAATCCGCGCGTAGCGCTGACCGACAAGATTCAGTTCGCCATTTCGTCGGCCATCACCAGCTACGAGGCGAACTTCGGCTGGGAAATTCAGCCGTTCCCGCGCGAGAACATGATCTTGCTCAACGTGCCCATTCAAGAGGGCTCGCGGCAAGAGCAGTACGTGATGAACTCCATCACCAAGGCGTGGTGCCACTTCGACGGGTGGGACGCGAACTGCTTCGAGCTGTACACCGACGACCTATACCACGGCGGCAATGGGGTCGTGTACAAGTGCTGGGACGGTACGACAGATCAGTATTACTCCAGCGGCAACCTCAACGCTGACATTGTGGGCGACTTGCAGCAAGCGTTTTCCTACATGAAAGGCCCGACGCAGTTGAAGCGCTTCACGCTCATGCGGCCGATTTTCTCGAGCACCACGACCAACCCGCCGGTGCTGGCAGGGCTCAACATGGACTTCGACACCAGTAGCCCCACCAGTACGCTGACCGGCGCAGTAGATAGCGGCGCATCTGCGTGGGATACTTCCCCGTGGGATACTTCCCCCTGGGCCGGCGGTCTTAATATTGTGCGCGCTTGGCAAGGCGCCACGGGGCTCGGGTACGCAGCGGCCCCGCACTATGCGGTCAGCACGCAGGGCATTGAGATCAGACTGATGGCGACAGACATCGTCTACGAAATTGGAGGCGTGATCTGATGGCAGATTGGTGGGGTAACGGCCAACCCGTCACGCCGCTCGGCGGCAACTTCTGGAACCCTTCCGGCTCTGCGGCTCCGCGGGCTGCGGGCGCCGCAGGTCCGACACCCGCAAAATTTCTAGACTTCAAAGCGGCGGGCGCCGGGCTTGAGAACGCAGGCATTACCGACCGCAACATGTACCCGCGGTTTGAAAAGCTGCGCGCGCACTCAAGCGAAAAGGGCGGCGGCAACGCGCAACTGTGGAAGAACCTCGACCGCTGGGAGAACACGCCGCAGGGCGCGAACGTCGACCCCGAACAGAAGCGGCTGTTTGACCTCTACCACAGAACCGGTCAGCGCGACCCAGGGCTTAAAGACGACACCGTAGCGGCGGCGCTGGACTGGGGTGTGCGTGAAGGCACGCGCAGCCAGGTGCACAAAGAGCGGTTCATGGACTCGACGCTCGGCCGGTTGTTGGGCATTCCCATCACGGCAGCGGGCTACGCAGTCGGCGGCCCCCTCGGTGCAGGTATCGCCAATGGGCTCTATCAAGGGATCGGAAATCACGACGTTCTTTCGGGCGTTAGCGGCTTTGCCAGTGGTTATAACAGTACTGGCGGCTCATTTGGCGGCGGTGCGGCGGCCGTTTCTGCCGTGGCCAAAGCGCTCCGCGCACGCGAGCAGCGCAAGGACATGGAACGGCGCTTCAGCGGCCAGATGGAACCATAGGAAACGACAATGGCACAACCTTACTCCCGCACCGGAATGGGCGACCCCATGCAACTGGTCAACCAAGCCGCCACTGCGAACCGCATCAACACGGTCAATCCCGGCGGTCAGCAGACTTGGGCGCCGGGTAAGAACGGTGGCCCGGCCACGCTGACCACGTCGCTCAACTCAACCCTGGCCGGCGCGCAGCGGCGCGACGATAAGACCTACGCCACCGCGGCCAACAGGGCGGCGCCCGTGTTGTCGAACCCGACGCTGAACTTCAACAAGATCCCGAAAATGACGGTCAACCCCGGCAGGACTGGGCAGAACGCCATCATGTCGCGCCTGGCGCCGCAGATTGAGCGCGAGAACGCTGCGCTCCACACGCAGCTCACCAACTGGGGGCTGTCGCCGGGCACCGAGGCGTACAAACAAGCGATGGCGCGGCAGGCAGAGCAGAAGAACGACCTGCTGAGCCGCGCAGCCCTTGGCGGTATCGGCCTCGACACTGAGGCGCATCGGCAGGGCATCTCAGATCAGCAAGCGGCTATCAACACACCGCTCAACGCGCTGAACATCATGGGCGGCAACACCTCGGCCAACATGGGCTTCGGCAACGGCACGTCCGGGCAGCAGCCCGACGTCATGGGCGCGTGGAACGCGATGAACAACGCGAACATCGCCGCGAGCAACAACAGCCGCCAGAACACCACCGACTGGTTGAACCTCGGCGTGCAGGGGCTGAAAGCCGCACCTGACATTTACGACTGGTTGAAAGGCATAGATTGGGGTAGTTAGAAACATGAAGTTCGGACGCAGCAACCAATCCCCGATTGACGACCAGGTCGCCGAAGCGGACATCGCTGATCGGCTGCGCATGGCCAATGCGCTGCGTGACAAGTCGAACGCAGGCGCGCAACTCGAGAACGTCGGCGGGCACCTCATTGGTAGCCCTGTCGCGCGGGTGCTCACCGGCGTCGTGCAGGGCTTCGAGGGCGGGCAAGAGCGCAAAAAGGCGTATGGCACGGCCGAGGACTTGGCCACGTCCAAGCGCGACCGTTTGGTTAAGGCGCTGACAGGGTCGCAGGGGCTCGACACCCCAGATAAGGTGATTGATTTCTTCACGCCGCTTCTCGCGAACCCCGACACGGTTGAACTTGCGCGATACCAGATTGAAACGGCGCAAAAAGGTAAAGAGCGCGGAGCTGCTCGACTTGATGAACAGTCGCGCCGCGATTACCAGGACAAGGTGGGAGAGGACCGCGCCGTTCGGCAGGAAGCGGCAGCAGAGCGCCGCCATCGTGAACGGCTGGAGGCGGATAAACTTGCCGCCGATGCTCGCCTTGGCGCTATTGCGGCGAGAGGCGGAAGCGGAGATGACCTGACTGCGCACCTGAAAGACATCGCGTACCTCCGCACGCTCGACATCAAGCCGGACGACCCGCCCGACGTGGTCGCGCGGAAGAAATCTCAGCAAGACGAATACTACCAAGTAATACGCGCGCAGCAGGTGATCGACCGTGGCGGCACTCAAGACGTGCTGCAGCCCGGTGCGCCGCCGGGCACTGTGGCCGCGTCGCTGGAAAAGACCGTGCCCCCCGCGCAGACGGCGCAGCATCTCGCGGACGTAGAACGTGAGAAGAAACGCGTTACCCTGGCACCCAAGGCGCAAGCCGCGCTCAGCCAGTTTGAGGCGAAGTCGCAGCAGTTTGACGCTGCCATAGACCGCGCCATCGAAAAGACTTCAGGGGGGAGTTCCGGCGCTATGGGGTGGTCGAGCGGCATCCCTATGACTCCCGCCAAAGAGCTTGCGGCCGAGTTGCAGGAAATCGCATCCAATATCGGCTTTGACGCACTGGCAGAAATGCGGGCGAACTCCCCCACCGGCGCGGCGCTGGGCAACGTGGCGAACTATGAGATCCAGAATCTGCAGTCCACGCTCGGCACACTTGACCAAGCGCGGGAACCTGAAAAAATCATTGAAACGCTCACCCGCATCAAACAGCTTCGCCAAGCTAGTTTGCAGCGCATGAGAGAGGCGTATGACGAAACGTGGGGCGCCGCGTCGATGCCCCCACCGGGTGGCGCACCGATGGCTCCACCTCCCGCCGAGGCTCCGCCCCCGGCGGGCGTCGACCCTGAAGATTGGGTTCACCTCTCTGTCGAAGAACGCGCGGATTTCATCCGCCAAAGCCAAAGCCAATGACCCCGGAACAACTCATTCTGCTGGCCAAGGCGCGGCGCCGCAGGGCGGAAGCGCAAGCAGCACCGCCGCCCAACGACGTGCCTCCCTCTGATCCTGACCAAATGCAGAATTGGCAGACCGATACGGTTGCGCCACAAAGTGACTTGGACAACCCCGCGTTGTCTGGCCAGCCGCTCAACGTTGCCGGATGGGACACAGGCGTCGAAATGTCACCGGGCGTTACCAACGCGTTAGCGGGCGCTGGCAAAAGCGTGGCGGACACCGGTCGTGGCCTTGAACAGATATTCGCACCGTCTGCGCCTTTGCAGCAGGAAATTGACGATTCTCGCCGCTTAGATGCCCCCCTGATGGACACGGGCGCGGGTATGGCGGGCAACATCGCCGGCAACCTTGCGCAGACCTACGTCGGCGGAAAAGGGTTGCAGTTGGCGGGGGAGGGGGCCAGTGCCGCGCCCGCGCTGGCCAAGGCGCTGCGCACTATGGGCCAGTCGCTGCAAAACCCCATGGGGTACAAGCAAGCCGTAGGCGCAGGCGCAGCGTTGGGCGCGGTCCAGCCTGTGGCGGAAGAAGAAAGCCGCTCTGCCAACGCGGCCATGGGGGCGGCAGGCGGCTTAGCGGGCAACGCGCTAGCTTCGGGTATTGGGCGTGTGGTGCAGCCTGTGCGCTCAACGCTGTCGCCCTCCGCGGAAGCTTTGGCGAGGGAAGCTGAAAAAGCCGGCATCCCTCTGGATGCTGCGGCTAAGACCGGGTCTAAAGCTTTGGGCTATGTGGAATCCGCCTTTGACTCCTTGCCCTTTACGGCCGGTCAGCAGGCTCGCAAGCACACGGCGCAAGACGAAGCCTTTACCCGCGCGGTGCTGAAGCACGCAGGGATCGATGCTGACCGTGCTACGCCTGCCGTGCTTCAAGCGCAAAAAGACGCTTTAGGCCGGCAATTTGAGCAGATTGCCGCGCGCAATCCTATCGACTTCAACCACCCGCAAGTAATGAACGACATTGCTGCGCTGCAGCAGGAAGCTGCGGGCAAATTGACCGGGCCTGACCTCGACGCTTTTACTCGCACGCTCGACAACGTGCTAAACGACGTTGACTCGAGCGGGATGCTTACCGGTCAAAAGTACCAAGCGTGGCGAGAGCCGTTGCGCCGCGAGTCCAAAAAACCCGGCGCGCTCAGCCTCTATATGAGCAAACTGCGCGGCGTGCTGGATGACGGCTTTGCCAATCAGGCCGGCGCTGGCCCTAGCGGCGCAGAAGTAACGCAAGCGCGCCGGCAATGGGGGAACCTCAAGACCACCAGGGACGCTTTGGGCGCCGGAGGGCAAAAGGCGTCCGAGGACCTGATCGACCCGGCCAAGTTGGCGGCGGCGCTTCGGTCCTCGGTGGGCAAACAAGGCCGCGCGTTGGGGCAAGGCGATCTGGACACGCTGGTTCGCATCGGCGACCGCTTTTTGAAACCCCTTCCCGATTCAGGGACCGCGCAGCGCGCAATGTACCAGCGTTTGATGACCGGCGGCGGCACGATGGGCACAGCCTTGGTTGCCGGGGGTTTGACCCCCGGCGCGGTTGGCGCAGGGGCGACCGCACTAGCGCTACCCAAAGCGCTGCAGAAAATTTTGCAGTCCGATACCGGCCAGAAATACCTGACTAATAAGTCGCTTCAAAACCTCTCGCCAGAAATGCAGCGTTTGGTCGAAGCCCTGCGGGGCACCACCACCATGGGTGGTGCGGTACTCGGCCTTGAAGCGCCGCGCTGATACGACTAGCCAGCGAAGCAGCGCCACAATGAACACAACGGCTAACAGCAGCACGGGTCTGATGACCAGCGCTACAGCCATAGATTGAGCAGGAGTTAGCGACATGGCTTGGAATGGTAGCGGCACTTTTACCCGCACGCTAGGCTCGGCCGCGTGGGTCGGCGATGCGGCGGCGGGTACGAAGATCGTGGCCAACCGCCACGACACTAACGACACCGACCTGGCCACGGGCATCAACGCCGCTCTGGCCAAGAACGGCGAGAACGCGTTCACCGGCACGATTGGTGGCTCTGCGCTTCGTGGCGCCGTCGACAACACCTCAGATCTTGGCAGCACGTCGCTGCGCTGGCGTAGCCTCTACGCCGGCACGTCTGTAGTGTTTCAGGGCGCGACCTTCGCGACCACCGTCACGTCAACGCCCACTGCGAACCGCGCCATTGTCATGCCCGACGCCAGCGGCACGTTGGCACTGACGCTGGCTTCGAGGTTCTACGCTGTCGCTTCCGGCACCCAGGCGGGCGTTGTTTCGGGGGTAGCCACGCAGGTTTCGTTCGGCACTGAAAGCTACGACGTGGGTGGCGAATACGCTGCGGACACCTTCACACCTACGGTGACGGGCATCTATCTGTTCAATGCCGGTGTCGTGCTCGCAACAAATCTGACCATCGGCACGAACGCACAAATGTGGTTTTCCGTGAACGGAAACGCCACGGCGGGGGCGAAGTTGAACGTCGGTGGAACGACAACGCCGATCCTGAACTTATCGTGGGTGGGCTCTGTAACCGCAGGGCAGCCGGTGCTTGTCAATTTCCAGCACAACCTTGGATCTAACGTCGCCATTTCGGCGGGCGGCAGTGCGGGTATCACGTTCTTCTCCGGCATCAGACTTATCTAATGGCTGACCACATCGCCCTCGGTATTCTCAAGCGCCAGGAAGGCAAGCGCAACGACGTCTACCGTGACCATTTAGGTTTCTGGACGGTCGGCTACGGGCATCTGGTAAATCGCAACAAGCTGCTGTCTGAGGACGAAGCGCGCAGCATCGTCGGCGCGCCGCTGACCGATGACCAGTGCGTGGTGTGGCTGATGCGGGACTATGAGTCCACTTGCCGCAGCCTGTTTATGGAGTTGTCGTGGGCCGAAGCGCTGCCAGAGTGGCCGAAGCGCGGGCTGTGCAACATGGCGTTCCAGATGGGCGTGAACGGCGTGAAAGGTTTCCCGAAGATGCTCGCCGCTTTGCGGCTGAACGATTGGGACGCGGCCCGCGCCCACGCGTTGAATTCTGTGTGGGCAAAAGAACAAACACCGGCACGCGCGGCGGAAGTCGCGACGATGATCGGGAACGAAGCTATCGCGTAACCCCCGCTAGCGAGGCTACCAAAATGGAATTTTCAGATCTGCTGAAAATCTACGGGCCGATGGCCTTGGGCTGGGTGCTGTATGCGTTTGAGCGCAAAAACAACATCGAAGAACGCAAAGTGAATATCGCGTTGCAAGATCGCGTCATGGCCGCGTTTCTAGAAGATACAAAAGCTAAAATCTTACAGCAGACAGCGTATGAGAAACTGATCGCCGTGCTGGGTACGACGGTGCGACAGCCCACCACAGGAAGCTGACCATGTTCGACTATCTCACCTCGGCCATTGTGTTCAGCCGGCGAGCGCAGGACGACAAGCCTACGCTCGAAAGCGTCATCGCCGAGAACATCGAAGCGACGCGCAGCCTGGTGGAAACCATCACCGAGTACGACGCGACGGTGACACGGGTACAGGAAAAGCAGCAACAGCAGTGCCAAGACGATGAACGATTCAAGCACCGCGCCTCCGACCGACGGTGAACTGGCTGACGCTACTCGCGCCACAGGGGATATTGATACGGCTCGGAGCCGTCACCCTCCTGGCTGTCGCCATTTTCTGCTTTGGCTGGGTCAAAGGCGCCGGGCATGTCCAGATACGTTGGGACTTGCAGAACGCTGCCATTGGGAAGGCGCACGAAGCGGAGGTCAGTCGGCTCGCAATACACACGACGAAGGTTGAGACAAAGTTTGTCGAGCGCATCAAGACCGTCCGCCAAGCGGCGCAGGTCATCACGAAGGAGGTTCCAATCTATGTCACCGCCGAAGATGACCGCGCTTGCCATATTCCTGATGGCTTTGTCAGCCTGCTCAACCGCGCCGCTCAAAGTGGTGTGCCCCGCGACGATCCCGCCGCCGTCGCTGCTGACCCCGCCACCGTTGCTCGAACTGCTACCCCCTAAGCCGTCACTGTCCGACATCGCTACCTCCGTGACCGTCAACTACGGTCGTTATCATGAATTGGCGCTTCAGGTGGAAGCGTGGCAGGAGTGGGCGCACCAGATAGCGGCATATCCCCCAAAGCCGTAAGCGCTACACCTTCGCGCGAAAGTTGTTGCCGGGCTTTTATTTCTGCGGCCAACGATATGTTGATCTGGTTTGCGCACCCAATAACGCCGCGCAGGGCATCGCCAGATAAGAGCCCTTGCAGAGATAGCTCAAAGCACTCAGTCAAACGCTTGCGAAGCTCGCCGGTTGTATTCATTTTGTTTCCCTCTTAATTTAAGAATTTCGATTTCCGCTTTTGCATCCTTTCGATCAGGAGCGTCGTGCTTCTTCGCCAACGCCAAAGCCTCTAGGTAAGTTTCCTCTCCCGGCAAAGCCAACGCTCCACCCGCTATCATTCCTGTCACCGCAGAAAACCTGGCTGCGGCACGAAACGTGTGGTAAGGGCTGTTGCTGCAGCAATTTGCGAGCGCAACGCCTATGCGCAGCACCTCCGAAGGGCAAAGCCATTTGTCCCTACTAAGCCGATTCAACGCGGCCCATACTCGGTCCACCGGGCGGCGGTAACGTCCGTATGTCATGCTGTTTTCCTCATCGCGTTGAGTAACAAGTCCTGCACCGAAGCCTTGGTGGTGCGTCGGCGCATCACTTCCTCATCCAGTGTGCCTCGCGCTATCAGGTGGTAGATGAACACGTTGCGGTTGTGGCCGGATTGCATTTGGCGCACTGGGCCGATACGCTCAATGACCTGCTGGTAAGGCTCGAGGCTCCACCAATGACCGAAGAATACGATCCGGTTCCCGCCATCCTGCAAATTCAACCCATGCCCGGCGGATTCTGGATGGAGTACGAGGATGGGAATGCGGCCTTCGTTCCAAGCGGTCTCATCGGCCGCTGTTTTCAGCTCGCGGGCCTGTTTGAACCTGCCTTTGATTCGGGCGAGGTCGTGTTTAAATTGGTAAGCCACGATGATGGGCTCGCCGCCGCTCTCCTCTACGATCTCGTCCAAAGCCTCAAGCTTCGCGTCGTGCACTGAGTCCCACTTCGACGCGTCCTGATTGTAAATGGCGCCATTGGCAAGTTGCAGACACTTCATGGTCATGCTCGCCGAATTGAACGCTTCAACACCCGCACCGGCCACCTCGATGTACATTTCCTTTTCCATCTGCTTGTAGAGCTTCATCGCTTTGGTTGGCAGGTCGACGTACACGTTGGTGACGATGGGCTCCTCCAGCGTGAACCAGTCCTCGGCTTTGACGCTGAGCGTGCAGTCGCTCAGCCGCGCCTGAATTTGCTCCTGTGCGAAGTCGTGCGCTTTGACGCCGTAGCCCGACGGGTGTGGGTAGAACCACCGTTCTTTGAAGCTGGTGAACGTTTTGCCGAGGCGCGCACCGCCGTCAACGAACCACTGTTGGCCCCACAAGTCGATCAAACCATTCGGGGAAGGAGTCCCCGTTAGGTTGATCCACCGAGGCGTTTGGTGCGCAACTTTCGCAAGTACCCCCGCGCGCAGTCCACCGGAATTCAAGCGGTGGCCCTTCAGCTTTGTGCAGTTGTGCACTAGCACTCCTTCAGCAAAGTACGTATGTGCCCCCTCAACTTCGAGGTCGTATGTAGTTTCCATACTTCGGAGTTTTGGATCCGAATAACGCGCCACCCCAATGACGACAGTTTCAGGTCTTTCTTCGTATCGCGCGTTTTCCCCCGCGCTGTAGTGTGGGAGCTGCCATCTATCTCCAAAGCAATTCGCTTCGCAGGATCTCCAAAGTCCACTTTGTAGTTGCTGGGAAATCCAGGTTCCTTCCTCCCCAACGGAACCGCGTAATTCCATATAAAGCCCTTGGGTAGATAGGGGGAGATCAAAGCTTCGCTCGGCGCCATTCCCGCACCATTCCCGCCCCGCACCGTTGGATAGCGGCCCTGCGCTTTCGCTTGGTCCGATAGCGCTTTGCGGTGCTCTACCGGCCACGCGCGGCCTTTGTTCCATGACGTAGTCATACCCGCACGCACTTTCGTCATCATCTCCGACGCCGCAGTCCGCAGCTCGGGACGCAGGATAAAAAGATGCGTCGTATGGCAGCGCCTGGAGCAGTATTGAATAAGTCCGCGCTTCGCTTTGTAGCGCGCTTTGCTGCCGTTCCTGGTAAAAGTCTCGGTGCAGTTCGGGCAGGTCATCCGCACTAAAAAGCCGGCGACCTCGACAAGCTCTTGCGGGTAGCCATCCAAGGTCTGTGAAGAAAGGGTGGTTTTCCGTGGCATGTATGGTTTCCCCACTGCTAAGTTTAAGGGATACCAGCTTAAAGGTATGCACTGCGCGCGTAAAGCGTCGGGCTATCTTGCGAACCCCCAAGTGCGAGATAACTTCATCGCCAGCTTTCAGCGTTTCTATTGCCCGTGGCCCTGTGGGTGTGGAGATCTGTGTTCCTGCCATGAAGCATTCGTCAGCCACTACACCGGAGAAAGACCACTTGTTCCGTAGTTTTGTCAGTAGCCATGGCAGGTTCTCATAGTTGATGGTGTATACCGGCACGTCGCGCTTCAACGCTGCAGAGCGCTCCGCCTCGGTGCCGATGATGGGCGACACCTCGAGGTCGATGTGCGGCCACTTCTTGACCTCTGCGGGCCACACGCTACGCGCGACGCGCAGGGGCGCCAATATGATCGTGGGGCGTGACTCAAAGCCGAAGCGGTAGAGGTAGTCGAGCAGCGTCAGTGTGGAAATCGTTTTGCCACTACCCATGAAACTCCAGACGTTGCAGCGCTCAACCGCGAGCATGTGCTGGCGGATGATCTCCTGGTAGGGGCGTAGCTTCATTCGGCGCTCTTGGCGAGGGCTGAGTCCCGCCCGCATGTACACTCCGCGTCATGCACCAGTGCGGGCGCAATCTGCATCTGGTCATCCAGCGCGTAAGACCATTTCGCACACAACGGCAGGTGGTGCGCTGCTGTAATCCATTCCCGCAAATCCCGCAGCCGCGCCTCTGCCTCGGCGAGTTTGACTGTGAGGTCGGCTATGTGTGCAGCCAACACATATCGGGGGTCCATTGCCTTGGTGTCGCCGCAATCTTCGTAGTGACAGGCGTCGCCGTCTTGGCAAGGGCAGTGTGGATCGTGGTATTTGCATGTACTCATCACATCCCCCTCGCTGCTATGAATACCAGCCCGACTAGCACCACAAAGAAAACGTCAAAACCGTCGTACACACCGCTCACAGTATTTCCCTCCACGCTTCACTCGATTGGCCGAACGCCCAAGCGTCGATTTGCTCTTTGGTGTCGAACACCGCCCAGTGGCACTCGAGTTCGTTCAGCCGCTTGTGGAAGCGCACTTGACCAGGTCGCGGCTTCGCGCCAGGGCGCTTCAGTTCAATGAAGAAAACTCTGCCCCTTGGAAGCACTACAATTCTGTCGGCCACATGCCTCCTGCCTGGACTGACGAATTTAAAACTTTCTCCGCCTAGCTTTTTAACTGCAGCATTGAGGTGCCGTTCTACCGCTGCTTCTTTCACTGGACATGCGCCCATTTTGTGCCGCGTTTTATCCCCGACACCTGCGTCATGCTTACGCCATAATCGGCGGAAATAAGACGTAGAATTCTTGGGTCAAAACGAATCGCGATAACTTGCCCATCTGTAAGCTTTGAACGGCCGTTACGCGCTCCTTTTCGATTCGGCGCTCTGTTTTTAGCATTCATGTCGCGCATGTTGTCTTTACTTGTACCCAGCCAAAGATGCTTCAACGCGCAGCAAGACCGCACATCGCACATATGAAGAACGTGTAGCCCCTCAAGTACAGGCCCGTGCGCTAATTCCCAAGCCACACGGTGAGCGCGCTGAGGTTTGCCGTTTACGTTGATGTGCCCATAGCCGCGGGTGTCTATGCTAGCCGTCCAAAGTTCGCATCCGTCAGCGTTGGGCGCAGCTACCTTGGGGTAAAACCTTTTTGCTAGAGCTTTCATCACTTTTTCCTCCGCTTCGGCAGTTCGCGCCGCGCGCCACTGGCGGGGCAGTCGAACTTGTGCGGATGGTCGGCGTTGTCGTCGTACACCAAGTACACCGGCGAACCTTTGCGGATGCCAAGCTTCGAGATGGTATCCGCGCCGCAGCGCGGGCAGGTGGTGAGGCGGTTCATAGCGTTAATCCTTCCTGTAACGGTCAGTTTCAAAGCCATTCGCGGCGAGCGGTAAGCCCGGCGCCCAGTGCGGAACGGTGGTCAACAGGTCAATCATTTCCTCGACGCAGTTGTACTCCGCAGTCTCAGCCACGATCTCGTCGTAGACGGTCAGCACGATGTCGTAATCAATCGCCTCGACGCGCTTCATGCCTTCGACCAACACGTCGCGCGCGATGGCTTGAACGCAGTTGTGGACAAGGAAAGGCTCGAAGCCTTTGCCCGCTCTAACCACGAAGCGGTGTCGCGGGCCGCAGTTCAAGAGGTCGTAAGTCTGTTCGAGCAGCCCGGCTTGTCGAACAGACTTTCCACTGGCCACTTGTGCGCTACGCGGTAAGACAGTGTAGTTTTCCCGATACCACTCAGCGCCGCTGCCTCCGTGAGCAGCAGCGGCCCCAACGGCGTAGCAATCACCCTGTTCGCTCTCGTGTTGCGTGCCTGTGTGCTGCGGCCAACCCAGGCGCAGTTGGCCGGTGAATACCCCTTCGAGTTGTTCAATCGCTCCAGTGTCAAACCCGTTACATACGTCTCGCCCATGTCTGCCCAAAACTCTACGAAGCCCCTCCGCCAGCGGGCGCACACCTTTATGCCACGCCCACCGTAGCGGGCGTAAGCCGCGTGGCAGGGGTTCCCGCACCGATCTAGCATCGAACGCCAAACCGCGTAGGCGGGATGCTTCGACATACCGTGAGTCGTGTTTGCTTTTCCTATCCGCTCCAACCGCTGGCAACCGCAAGACTTCTGCCGCCCTTTGGCGAATTCGGTTGCAGGCATCACGAACACCCTTCCGCAGTCGCAGGCTATCTCCCAATAGCTTTTTCGCCCATCGCTTCCCGTGTAGCGCAAAGCCCTGAGCGCCCCAATACTGAGTCCCGAAATGTCTACTGAACGATGATGTGGCTCTTTCTTGGTCAATTTCACCCGCGTACTCCCACTGGTTGTTCGCCCACACTAGATGGTCCGGCGTAATGCCGACGCCGTTCAGCTTCACCGTGTTGCGCGGTCCCTGCGTGGCTACGCCGTCGTGCGTTACCCACTCAAGGCCGTCCCACACAACGTCGTCATTGCGAAGGTAGATGATGCGCTTCCAACCGTATAGCGTCAATATCTCAGTATCAGCGCCCAAACAGTTTTCAAACAGCTTTCCGCCGTAGCTGCTAATGCGCTCCCACTTGCGCGTGTACTGGTTCAAGCCCATGTAGGTGAACTGGCCGTCCTCAATCTTTGGCTGCGCGTAGGACAGGCTGCGACCGCTCGGCAGAATGATGCGTAGCCATGCGCCCTGCTTGACGATGCGCAACGGCCCAAGTGTCTGCTCGCCGTCGTTGGTAGTGGTTACGGCTTTCACCGCGCCTTCCAAGTCCCACCAGAACTGCACCATGTTTGGGTTCGTCCGCCGAAATTTTTGGACGATGTCTTTGATCGTATCGTCCGTCAGCGAAAACCCGTAGGCTTTAGAGGCGGTGCTGAAAGCGCCAAGTGCGCCCCCAAATTGCAAAAACAGCTCTTGGCATTTTCCTATCTGCCTTTGGAAATCGTCCACAGAATTAGGGGGCACGCCGAACGCTTTAGCGTAGGCCAGCACGTACAAGTCCTCCCCGCGCGCATAGGCGTCGAGCTTCCACTGCTCGCCCGCTACCCACGCCGCCACGCGGCCTTCAATCGCGTTGAGATCTGCCACTACCAGCTTCCTACCGGGGGGTGCCACCAGCGCGCCCCTGAGCGCCGCAGACGTGACCTCCATGGGGTTGTCGTAAATCATCTCGGCCATGCCGCGCTTGATGGCCTCCACGAACACCTTGTCGCCCTTCAGGTACTTCGGTGGGCGCGGGAGGTTGAGCGGCTGGAAGATGCGCCCGCTGTCGCGGCCGGTGCGACTCGCGCCGCAGAACTGGCTGGTGAAGCGCAGGCGGCCATCGCTCGACACACTGCTCAACAGCTTTGGCCATTTAGCGTTGCTAGTCTGCACGGTTTCGAGCCGAATTTGGATGAGTTCCTCGACCGGCTCTGGCAGGTCGGGATCTTCCAGGCGGCGCTCGAGCGTGCTGGCCTGCATGTTGGGCAGGTCAACGCCATACGCTTTCAGCAGCGCCTTCAACTGCGCCGTCTGCTGCACGGATAGGGCAGTGCCCGTCACTTCCTTCGTCCGGTCCTGCAGCACCGCCTTCGCACGCTCACACGTAGCGATAGCGGCGGTGGCGAGGTCTTGGTCGATGAACAAGCCGCGCTCGTTGATGGTCATGTTGAGCATCCACGCGTCGCGCTCGGTGGCCGTCAGGTTCCAGCGCGGCAGCTTCCAGTACAACTCGCGCAGGGCCACGATGTCCTGGCCGGCGTAGTCCAAGAACTGCTGCCACTCTGCGGGGTGCGTGTCGCGCGTTGCGCGTCGAGTCTTTGCGGTCTTAGGCCGCGGCTTGCAGAACAGTTGGATGAGCGCACGCCCGGCTTTGTCCTTCGCGGCATCGCCGAGGTTGTAGATCTCAGAGAGCTTACCCAAGGCGCCAGGCAGACTGTGCGCTAATGCCTGAGCCTGCGTACAGAACCACTGGTTGAGCGGACGCTCGATACCTTTAGTGGCGAGCATCGTGCGGTCGAAGGGTACGTTGTGCGCCACCACGAGGTCGGCGTCGCGCCACGCTTTTTGAAAAGGGAGCATGTACTCGTGCTTGCCGAGGTCAATGACCTGCACCGGGCCGTCGTCTAGGGCGTAACTTATGACCATCAGCTCGGCGGTCTCAGCGTACCGCGCGGTGCCGACACCTATCGGCACTTCGTTGAAGGTTTCGGTGTCGACGTAGAGGATCACAGCGTACACACTCTGCAGATGTCGCGGCCGTCAGCCTTTCCGCCAGATAGTCCTATGACGTGCTTCACAACGTCGCCAACCACAGCAGCGCGTAGACGCTCAGCACGGTGCTCAGGAAATAAAGCGGGCTGGTGTACCACGGCGCCGGGCCGCGGTAGTCGTTGTCTGCGTAGTCTTGTTTGATCATAGCTAAATCCCCCTAGCGTTGAATTTGAGCACCGCGCCGCGTGGTGTTGCAGGTTACGGCGCGGTGCTCGGAGATCACTCGTACATGCTGTCCGCCGTTTCGCCGACGTCGCTCAAATCGTCCATGCCGTCGGCGCTCGGCGGCGGACCACCGGCGAAGGCATCGCCCGGCGCCCGATACTGGAACACCAGTGGCTGAGCGTTGATGCGCCGGCCAAACTTGTTGTCCTGCGGCCAGAGGCTGAGCTTGACGTCCATGTAGCAACCACCGTAGATGGTGCCGTCATTGGCAATCGTCTTGTCTGCGTTCAGGCACAGCGGCTTCTGGTTGAGCTGCGCCGTGCTGGCCAGGTAGTACATGCCCTCAAAGCCGTCGTAGGGTTTGCCGCTCTTATCCAGCTTCGGGTGCAGGTGCAGGCAAAGACGGTCCTGCGCCTTCAACATGTCGTAAATCGTCTGGCCCTCGGCCTTCCACTTGGCCTTGGCGGTTTCCAGCATCGCCTTGCCAATCTCCGCGAGCTGCGGGTCATTCGGCGCGATGATCAACTGCGCACCGTAAGTCGATTTGCCCTCGTACACGCCGGGGGTGTGCGCGTTCAGAAAAGCGCCGCGCACGTTCTTGATGATGATTTCCATGTTAGTCCTCGGTTTGCGATAAATGTCGTAGGTGTAGCTCCAGTCGATGGAACTGTCGATTGTGTCGTTTGCATGGTCGCCCATGTCAGCTATAGATGTCGTTAAGTGCCGCGTTCGCGGCGGTTGCTAAATCTTCGCCCAATTGCTCGAGGCGAGCGCCTTCGACGTCGATGGTTTCCATGCCGTCAGCGTTGGGCGCCACGCTAATCGCGGGGCGCTTATCGCTGACCGGCGCCACGCTCGGCTTGCCGTCGTTCTGACCAATCAGCGCCTGCAGTTGCGACCAGCGCCTGGACTGTTCGCCAAAGCGCTTCTCGGCCACCGTCGGGCTGATGAGCTTCAAGTCGTACACTTCATCGACCTTGAAGCGGAACTTGGTGCGCATCAGATCTTCAGCCTTGTGCTCGTCCACCCAAGCGCGTGCGCCTTTGCGACCTTGCACGAGCTTGTACCCTTCCACCGGGTTACCCGCGATGAGTTCACGCTCGACCTCAGCGCGCACGGCTTTGCACCAATTCTCGATCATGCCGACCTTGGACATGGCCATACCCAGCGCGGGTGCCGGCGGCACTTCAGCTCGCGTCAGGTCATCCATGCCCGCCGCAGCCCCGAAGCCCACCGTCTGCGCTACTTCCTTGGCCAGCGCCGGGCACCACGCTTTGGCTTTGCACCACTTGCACTGGTCTTCGCCGGGCATCAGCCAGCGGCTTTGCCATTCAGTCTCATCGACCTTCGGGTCATCCATTTCCGCAATGGCCCAGCGCACATCGGCGGCAGACTGGCGGGCCACGACCTGATAGTCGTCCAGCTCTGTGTCTGTCCGCGTAATCTCGTCAATGTGGTCGAGCTTCGGCTGCACAATGGCCAGGGTGAACGTCTCGAAGTCCGCCAGGTGGCCGTACTGCTCGCGCACGCCCAACGCGTAGCGCTTCAACTGCGAACCGGCCATGACTTGGGTGTAGCCCGCTTTCAGATCTACCACCAGCACGCGGTCCGGCCACAATGCGAGGAAGTCAATCGTGCCTTCCGCACCGCCGTCCACGCCCAACGATTCGTTGAACGCTACGCGGTGTTCAACGAACACCACTTCAGCGCCTTGGCTTTCCCGCCGGCAGTAGTCGACATACGTCTGTGCGATAGCGCACATGTCCTCGGTGACGCGGAGATCTTGCGAAACGTCGGGGCAGTCGTGCAGGCCATCGGGGAACGCCTTCAGCCAATCCGCGCAGGCCAGCAACAGCGTCTTGCCGTGGCCCGTCGCGTCCAAGGTCAAGATGCCTTCCGGGTTCTCGAGGAACTGCGCAGCCAGCCAATGCGTCACCGTACCCGCGTCGCTCGCCGCGCTTCGCGTGTCGGGCAGGTGCATGGTCAGCGCCACGCTGCCGGGGCACGCTTCCGTGCGGCTGGCAGCGCTGGGGCTGTCCAGCTTCGAGTGTGTGGGTGCTTCCGTCACACTTCACCTCCTGCCGCCACGGTCTCGCACAGCGCGATGAACTCCGCGTAGTTGTCCGCGGCCACCTGGCTCAACTTCTGCGCGCCGAAGCGCTGCAAAATGGCTTTGCTCTTAGCCGTGCCGGTGACCGCGTCGAACTTGGCGGCCGTCGCCATCAGCGCTTTCTTGATATCTTCGAGCGTGAGGGCGGCTGCGGTGTGCTGAGCAGTACCGCCGTACCCCTTGGTCAGCTCAGCGGGCGTAGCCTTCAGCGGTACAAACTGCGCATCCTTGTGCATACCGCCGGGCAGTACCTCATCGTTGCGAAGGGTGACGCTCGCTGGCGCTGCGGTGCCAGGCGCTGAGTCCAGCCATTGCTGCTTTTCGCTCTGCGGCGCATGGCCGAGACTCAACAGCTTCTCGACGCCTTCGGCGAGACGCGTCATTGCGCCGGTCAGGTTTTTGATTTCAGATTCTAACGACATGTGATGTGCTCCATCGGTTGACAGGTTGTGCTCTACTCGTTTAGCTTTATAGCAGACGGTGAAAACAGGTGTCAAGAGATGAAGGTGAAAAAGTTTGCGCAGTGGTGGAAAACTGCAAGCGCTATTGAGAAGCGCCAGGTAGCCAAGGACGCTAAGTCAAGTTATAGCCACTTGTCAAACGTCGTGCATGGCACGCGGGACATCGGGCCGGAGCTTGCGGGCCGCATCGAGGAAGCGTTGAACTTTCAACTGACGCGCGGCGACTTGTGTGAGACTTGCCGGCGGTGTGTTTACTTTAAGGAGGGCGCTGATGGACCTTAGCAGCCTCCCGAACACCGCCGAGATGGCCCGCGCGCTCGGCTTGAAGTTCTACTACCCCGGCAAGCCCTGTCGACACGGCCACGAGTCGGCGCGCTACTCTAATCGCGCCGGGGGCTGCGTGGCGTGCAACCATGTGCGCCTCAAAGACCGCTCAGCGCCCGCCGGTGTCAGCACGCCGCCGGTGCTCGTGCTGCGCGCTGACTGGCGCGTGGTGGAGTGGGGTGGGGAATGAACTGGACGTTACAGCAGTTTCACCAGGGGGCGATCCGGCGCCGCGCTGGCCGGCCGTCTCAAGAACAATACCAATTCTGGACAAATGAGGAAAAAGCAATTGTGGCAGCGCACAAAGGGAAATACGGCGGCTATCGCGCCGCAGCTCAGTTGCTCGGCCGCACATATCAAAGCGTGAAAGCTATGGGGGCGCAGTTGTGATCTGCTACCACGGATGCCCCATCAGCGGCACTAACCTCGTGGCCGCCAAGGTGCTTATGCGCCGCGATGCGATGGTCTCTTTTTATAACCGCAGCCAAATGAACATCGCCGCCGAAGTATGCCGCACCGTCGTGCTCGACAACGGCGCTTTTAGCGCGTGGCGCTCAGGGAAACCGGTTAAGGATTGGCTGCCCTACCTCGAATGGTGCTCGTGGTGGATGCGCCACCCAAGTGTTAACTGGTGCGTCATTCCTGACGACATCGAAGGCGACGAAACCGCCAACGACGCTTTGATCGACTGGTGGCGAATGTGGGACGTGCCTGGCATCCCTGTCTGGCACCTCCACGAGTCGCTAGAGCGCCTCGACCGGCTCAGTCGCGAGTTTGAACTGATAGCGCTGGGGTCTAGCGGGGAATACGCAAAGGTGGGCAACCCCGCATGGTGGGACCGGATGAAGCAGGCCATGGCCACGGTGTGCGACGTCGAAGGGCGCCCGCGCTGCAAACTGCACGGCCTGCGAATGCTCGACCCGACGCTGCTCGCCCATTTTCCTTTTCACTCCGCTGACAGTACCAACGTCGGCCGCAACATCGGCTTGGATGTGCGGTGGAACGGGCCTTACGCGCCCAAGAGCAAAGATGTGCGAGCTGCGGTGATTATGGACCGCATTGAAAGCCACGCGAAAGCTTCGCGGTGGTTAGGGACGCAGGGGCATGAACTCAATTACGAATTGCTGGACTGCAACGCGTTTGACGATGAACTAATAGAAGATGACGGAGCACAACCATGATTGACATCTACGGGCCCAGCCTTATCGCGCGCGGCTACAACATCATCCCCATTCAGCCTAGCCGCAAAAATCCAAGTATTCGCGGGTGGCAAAACGCACGGCTGTCTGCTACCGACTGCGCGCAGTGGCGCGGCCATGGGGTTGGGGTGCTGACCGGCGTCGGCGCCTATCCACTGGGGGCGTTCGACGCCGATACTGTAGATGAAGGCTTAGCCGATTGGTTCGAAGCCTATCTGCTGGAGCGCTTCGGGTTGCGCGCCGTGCGCGTCGGCCAGGCGCCCAAGCGACTGTTGCCGTTCCGCGCCGCAGCGCCGGGGTGGGCGAAGGTCAGCAGCGTCTGGCTCGAGGACATCTTCGACCAGCGCCATCGGCTCGAAGTACTGGGCGCCGGGCAACAGTTTGTAGCGTTCGGGATACACCCCTCGGGCTGTGAGTACGAATGGGTCGATATGTGGGACGGCATTGCCGGGCTCGACGCTGCTGAGCTTAGCGTGCTGAGCGCGGAGCAGGTACGGGAAGCGGTCGAAGCGTTCGAGAAAGAAGCGCTGCGGCGTGGGATGATGCACGTCGCAGCGCCAGGGCACGGAGCAAACACAGCACCGGTGGGTAGGGAGGAGGGAACTACCTACCCCGTCGGCGCGGCGGGGAACACCGCGCGCGACCCTCTGGAAAACTACTCCCCGCCTTTGGGGTTGTCAATCGCTGAAGCGCAGGACCTGTTGCGCTTTGCGGGTGACCCGGCTGATTACGACGCGTGGCTGCGGCTCGGCATGGCGCTCCACCACGAGGGTGGCGGGGCTGATGAATGGTTCGAAGCATGGAATGAGTGGAGTTCGCGAGCGGAAAATTACGTCAGTTTGGAGGACTTAATTTTCCGCTGGAACGGTTTCGGCCGCACCGTCGCTGCTGGTGGCCGGCCCGTGACCTTGAAGTATCTGGTCGCCGCGGCGCGCGATGCGCGAAGCGCTGAGCGCGCGGAGAGTGGTGCAGAGCCAGCCGTCGAGTGGACCGGCGATGCGGCGGTGCTGCGCACGGAGTTCGGCAACGCGCGGCGCATGGTCGCGCAGGTGCGGGGCAGGCTGCTGTGGTGCGCTGAACTGGGCTGGTGGTATCACTGGGTGGGCAACCATTGGGCGCGTGCCTATGAGGCCGACGTGCTGCGCTACGCGCAGGCCACGGTGGACAGTCTGATAGATGCTGCGAAGGCTCTGCCACGGGAAGAAGCCGGCGAAGCGCTGAAGTGGGCGGCGCGGTCACAGACCAAGGGCATGTGCTCAGCCATGGTGGCGCTGGCTGCGGCCGCGCCTGAGCTTAGGGTGGAAGTGGGGCAGTTGGACAAGGACAAAGCACTGCTAGGCGTCGCTAATGGCATGGTGGACCTGCGCACGGGGCGATTGCTGCCGCCAGATCCCGGGGCGTTGATTACCAGGATCACGTCGGTGCGGTATGTCGAAGGCGCGGAGTGCCCGGTATTCGAGCGGACGATCAGGGAAGTGTTCAAAGGGCAAGAGCTGATGCCCGCGTTCATCCAACGCCTGGTTGGGTACTCCATCACAGGCGACCCGCGCGAGCACCTGATGGCATTCTTCATCGGCAATGGCGGCAACGGCAAGAGCACGATCCAGAATGCGATTAGGTTTGCGCTCGGCGACCATTGCGTGTCAGCGCATGCGTCGTCGTTTGTGCGCGAAGGCGTGGGCGGTGCAGCGGTCGGCGGTGCGCGGCCGGACTTGCTCGCGCTGCATGGCGCGCGGCTGGTGCTGGTGTCTGAGCCGCCAGAGGGGGCGGAGTTGAGGGAGGACGTGATCAAGAGCATGGCCGGCGGCGACGCCTTGCCAGCGCGGGCGCTCTACTCATCGCATATCGTCCAGATCCAACCCTCATGGACCGCATGGCTGTCGACCAACCACAAGCCCATTATCAAGGGTGAGGACACAGGCATATGGCGGCGCGTGCTGCCGGTGCCGTTTCTGCGGGACTTCGAAAATGACCCAGGAGTGGAGAAGGACGTGGACAGGCCGGCGCGGCTACGGGCTGAAGCCGAAGGCATCCTAACGTGGTGCGTTGCGGGGGCGGTCGAGTACTACCGCCAAGGTCTGCGGGTGCCTGGTGAAGTGGCGGCGAGCCGTGGCGAGTACCGTGCGGACATGGATCTACTGGCTGAATGGTTGAGAGAGCGGTGTATCGTAGATACCTCTAATGGGGGTGGTCGCGTGTCGCTTGATGCGCTGTGGTTGGATTGGGAACCGTGGGCGCGTACTCGCGGAGAATTGCGATATGTGCACTCCCGCAAGTTGCTGAGCAAGAGATTGCAAACTCGCGGATTTAGCAAGGAGTATTCGATGAAAGGGACGGTATTTTTAGGGCTCAACTTGCGGAACACCGCAATTTCAGACGTCTAAAAGTTAAAGTAAATTCTAGAATATGAAGATGATGAAGATTAGACCCCCTTTTTAGTAAACTTTTTACTTAGATTTTTCATAAGGACTTTACTAAAAAGGGGGTCTAATCTTCATCATCTTCATCTGGTCAACTTGTACAAGTTGCAAGCAATTTTAGGGCGGCGCCACCCCTACCCGAATGGGGGAGTGGCGCGAAGGGCTCAGCGCTGCTGTTCGCCCCTCTCGGTTGTGAGCATCAAGAACAGGGTCCACAGTGGCCGCGGCATAGCGCGCTCTCCTGTTTCCCATCCGGCCCAAGCGCGGCGGGACATGCCGAGTAGCGCGGCGGCCTGTTCTTGAGTGAGGCTGAGCGCTTTGCGTTTAGCCGTGATGGTTTCGGGGGTGGGAGTTGGGGCGATCATGCTTGGTAGACCTTGCCGTCGTCGCCGATGTACAGGTAGCGCTCACCTTCAAGGTGCGCCGCTTCCGTCAAGGCGTCGCCCAGCGCTTTCGGGTATCCACGATCCCAAAAACCTACGCCATGGCGGTTACGGGTCAACCATAGGTCGTGGCCGCACTGTGCGGCAGTCTGCTCCGTGGCACGGATAGCTTCCCAATTGGCGGCGATGAAGGCGTCGCATTCTGCATACATGGTTTCAAGCGAGGCTGCGTCAATATCGCCGACGCTGTAATTGTCATCTAGCGGATGTTCGTATTCGTCGGTGCTAGACCACAATGCAGCCAGGACGTAGTTATCGCGTGCGTCAATCTGGAATTGTTCAAGTTTCATAGCGTCAAACCTCTCAGGATTGCGCCCAGCGCGCGCAAGGCGCGCGGGCGATAGGGTGGTGGCGGGTTATGCCGCGGCGACGTACTTGGCACCATTGCCGTGCGCCATGATGGCAATGCTCGAATGGCCGCGGCCTGCAGTGCCGGAACATGCGCGGCATGCGGCGCAGTTGGTTTTATATCCCGCCTCGGCGCTAGCCGGGCAGACGCGCTCGAGCGGGAGCAATGGCGCGTCGGCGCGGCGCACGCGGAATGTGCGCCACCCCGCACTGGTGGCGGCCGTATGGTCGGCGGCGCTGTCGGCACTGGCCATAACAAGGCCGCGCAAAAGCTCAGCATTGCGGCGCACGACGGGATCAGTGTGCTGCCATTGATGCGTGTAGCCCGTGCGGCCGATTGAGCGCGACGCGAGACGCGCCCAGACGTGGGCGGGCACGGCCGCAGGGTCACCGTATGACCCCATGCGGACGATGGCACCGTCGCCGACGTCTGCGGCGTCGCCGTGGCGATAGCTGCCACGATGGAAAGCGCGCCATACTGAAAGCGGCGCTTCGTGAGTGCGGACATAGCAAGCGCGCTTGCCGTCGCTATTGGTGCGTAGCGGACACTCGCCGCAGATTGAGACGTCGCGACCGTCGCGTGCGGCAATGTGCGGCGCTACGTCTACCCCCAAGATCCACGTCTGCACCATGTCGCCGGTTTTGGCGTTTTTGCTGCCGCGCGTCGCGACCACGATAATCTCGGCACCGTCTATCATCGACGGCCCGTGGTAAATGATTGTGCTGCGCATGCTCTACCCCTCAAGTTGTGTAGTCATCGTGGGCGAGTGCTGCCCGGTATGCGCCCCGCGGTCGAGGCGCATACGCGCGTCGCACTCTAATCGCGGTAGACAATTGCCGCCGTGAATTCAGCGCCGAATGTGTCGGACAAGTGACGCACAGCCGCTTCAACTTCAAAGCCGGAAACGATCACCGTTTCATTGCCAAACCACACATAGGCGTCAATATCGGTGCCTGACAGTGCGTGCAATGCGTCCCAATACGAAGCTGACACAATTGCGTATGAGTCGTTAGCGCGCGCGGCGTCTATTGATTTGTGGTGCGTCATATCTAAATCCCCAATGCTTGGATAATGGTGCGGCCGTTAGCTGTGCGCGTGATGCAGTACAGCGTGCCGTTGAGGCTGAATAGTTCGATTGATTCCATGGTCTATCCTTGCGTCCGAATTTCACGCGATATATCGTCCAGCGTTGCGCCGCGCACAGTGCGGGCGCAAAGCACCTTGGTGGCGCTGTCAGCGGTGGCAAGCCAGCGACCGCTGCGGCCAGTAATGCGCCATGTAGTGCCGCTGCCATAGCCGACGTATTGGCGGCCGCTGAATCCTGATTTTTCGATGTTGTAAGGCATGGTCTGTGCTCCCCTCAGTAGTTGCCGAATTCGCGCAGTGCGGCAACCGTGGCGGTGGTTTGCGCTTCGCACTGTTCGCCGTGCACGTCCCAATCAATCAAGTTGCCTATGGTGTAGCCGTTGGCATCGTCGCCCTTGAGCAAAGCGTGCTGCCCCCAGTCATGAGATTGGGCGAAGCGCAAAGCGCGGCGTGCTTCCGTGAAGTCGTGCTGTACGGTCATGGTCTGTGCTCCGTTCGTTCGTTCGTTCGTTGGTTGTGTGTTCTGTCGTATGCAAGTATTACACACTACCACGCGCAGTCAACCTGTACTTGCGATTATCTGCAAGTTAGTCGATACCGTTTTGGAATAAGCGCGCCAGGGCTTATGCCACGTCAAAAAGTGACGCTGAGCGTCACATTGTGACAATTTTGGTCACAGGATTACTGTACTGATCGGTACAGTAATCAGCGCGATGCTCGGCGCTCAAAGCTCAAAGGGCTATGGATTCCGCCATGTTGATAGCTTTTCGCTATCGCAGGCACCACGCACAAGGCTATTTGCAACCCCCGCAACGCTCTCAGCCCTTGCGTACCTCACATGTTCCACGTGGAACATAGCCCTGTGCTGCACTGCCACAAAGCTGTGAGCATTGAGCTCAGTGCTTGGAGCTCAGGGCGAGGGGGAGGGGTGCTTGTTGCCGGAGGCCGGGGTGCCTGTCTGCTGCCCGGGTGAATTTTCCAGCGCGACTCGGAATTAACTTTTGCTGCACTGCAACAAAGCTATGGGTTATGCGGAAACAAAAAGGCGTTTTGTTTCGGAACGCTATTCCCGAATTGCTGTGATTTAATTCGCCCGATAATTTCTCGCAACAATTCGGGAGCCACCCCCGGGGGCTATGAACTTGCAGCCTCTGCAGGTACCATCGTGGAACCTTGGGCTACCCCACTGGCAAAGCAACGATGGCTAGACTGCGCGACCCTGTGACCGGCCAACTGGTCAAAAACCCCAACACCAAACCAAAGCAAAAGCGCCCGACGTCAGGCCCCCGTGGTCAAAACGAGCGGTCAAAGACTCTGGCAGCAAGCCGCGAACTGGCGGCGATGGTGGGGGAACTCATTCCGGCCGATTACGCGGGGGCTATTCCCGCCGGGGCAGATCTGAGCCTCATCGAAGGACCGCGATTCGCGCTGCCTGGTGGCCGCATTGAGGCTGAGCGCGGCACCCGCACGGGCAAGCTGAGCAAAACCAACCGGCAGCTCGAGTGGAAAAGCGCGATTAATTGGGCGGTGAAGAACTACGCGACCAGCACGGTTGAGCGCGGCGCGGCATTGCGCGCGATTGCAATTGCGCAGGTGCATAAGGCAGTATTGGGCGACAAGGACGCGGTGGCGGAGATTGCAAACCGTTTAGACGGAAAGGCTGTCCAACAAATCGAAATGCAAAGCGTCGAAGATCGGACCATCACAATTATTCACCGAACGGATTGACGATGCCCGCTGAATGCAAAATAGAGGGATGCACTACGGCAGCGCGCATCAAAGGGCTTTGCAACAGCCACCACATGCGCTTGTGGCGCTATGGCGATGCGCTCACGCCTCTAAAACGTTTGCCGGCCGGTAGCGCAAAACCCGCGTGCAGCATTGAAAGTTGTGCTGCCGCAGCTCATACGCTCGGGATGTGCAAACCGCATTACGACAGGAAACACCGTCAAGGTGACGGGCCTGAAGCAAAAGTCATTGCGAAGAAAGGTGATGGCCACTTGAACGCTAAAGGCTACCACCAAGTGGCCGGAGTGCTTGTGCATCGCGCGGTAGCCGAAGAAGCTTTAGGTAAGCCGCTTCCTGCCATTGCCGTAGTGCACCACATCAACGGCGTCAGAAATGACAATTGCCCTGAAAACCTGGTGGTGTGCCCAGACGATGCGTATCACATGCTGCTACACGCTCGGGAACGCGCGTACGATGCTTGTGGGCACGCAGACTGGCTCAAGTGCCGATATTGCAAAGCGTGGGCGCCTTCAGCGGAACTCAGCGGCAGAGAAAACCACCGACACCACCCGGAATGTAAAAACGCTTACAACCGCGCGTGGCGCGCGGCGAAAAAGGAGCCCCAACCATGGCCAATTCCCTGACCGACTGGGTGGGCGACACCAACGACCTGACAGCGCCAAAGCCCCTGCAGATGGCCAAGGCGCTGCGGCGTAGAAAGGCGGCAGTGGCCAACGCACCGCGCAACGCGCTGGCCGGTGAGGGCAACGTCTTTCAGCGCCACGCGCAGGGTATCGACGCGGTGGAAGCGGCGGCGTCGAAGTGACCTACGATGACGCTCTCGGCATTGTCGACCGCGTCATGGCGCAGCGCCTTGAGCAGTACCCTGGCGACGAGGAAAGCCGCGAGCGCATACGGCACAAGATAGCCAAGGCGGTGTCGCTGCTGCGCTCTGCCGACGAGAACGAAATCCGTCAGGTGTTGTTCGAATCCCTCTTGGTGGCGGAGCAGAGCTACATGCGATACCAGGCCGTCAATGCCTGACCAACTTGACCCGCGAATGGTGGCTTGGGCGCTGCGCAACCGTCGCATCGCGCAACGGGATTCCGACCAAGCGCCCCAAATCGGCGATACGCAGCTCACGCCAGAGCAGGAGATAGAATTCCTGCAGCAATGGAAACCCCAGCACGCGCCCCGCGATAGTGGGTACGACTACGACAACAGAGCCGCGTATTTGGCGGACAAGCAGGGGTTACTCCCCCCGACCGACGCCCGTGGTCACGGCACAGACGCGTTCAAAAAACCTTGGCACCCAACGTATTCGTCGGAAAGTAAAATCCCACCGCTTGACGGCATGTCGCCTGGCCGGTGGTCGCAAACCCCCGATGGCCAAATGGTGTTTGACGCCGGAACTCAGAATCTGCAATTCCACACGCCTGAGCAGTTGCAAGAGTACTTCCGCACGGCTGAGCCCAACGTGCGGTTAAATCTGCCGCAGAAAAAGCGCCCCTGATGCCTGAAATCGCCGTCAGTCTGAAAGCACGGCCGCATCAGAAAGAGCTGATCAACTATTTCCGCAACGGCGGAAAGCACGCCTCCTGCATCTGGCACCGCAAAGCGGGCAAAGACCGTATCGCCACGTTCATCGAGTCCGAACTCGCGTGTAACCGCGTCGGGCTTTACTGGCACGCGCTGCCGAACTACGCCGATGCGCGGAAAGTCATCTGGGACGCCATTACGCCCGACGGGAAACGCCTCATCGACGCGAGTTTTCCGCCGGAGATCATCAAGCGTCGCTCAGATCACGAAATGAAACTGGAGTTGGTCAATGGCAGCATCTGGCAACCTGTGGGGGCGGACAATTACAATGGATTGGTCGGCGCCTTCCCTATACACATTACTTGGTCTGAGTTCGCGCTCATGCACCCCGCGGCTAGACCCATGCTACTACCAGGCCTTGCAGCAGCAGATGGAACTGAACTCGTCATTACTACGCCGCGTGGCTACAACCACGCCTACGACCTCCACAGCTACGCCCAAAACACCCCCTCCTGGTTCGCCAGCCTCCTGACTGTCGCCGACTCGGGGCTCCTGTCCGAGGAAACGCTGGCCGGCCTCAAAGCCACCATGCCGGAAGAACTCTACCGGCAGGAGTACCTGTGCGACTGGTCGGCGGCGAACGTCGGCGCCATCCTTGGGCGGTACTTGGAGGAAGCCGAGAAGGGCGGCCGAGTGCGCCCGGACGTCGAATACGACCAAAACGGCACCGGCATTCACATCTCGAGCGACATCGGTCGGCGCGATACGGCCGCGTGGTGGTTCTGGCAGCCCTGTCAGGGCGGATTCCGCCTGGTCGACTACGACGAGGACTCCGGCATGGATGCGGACGAGTGGTGCGACAGGCTTTCCCTCAAGCTCAGCATCAACGGCTACAAGCTCGAGCGGCTGTGGTTGCCGCACGATGCAAGAGCCAAGACCTTCGCGGCCAAGCACTCGGCGATGGAGATCTTCCTCAGTAAATTCGGCGCGCCGAAGGTCCGCATCGTGCCGCAGATGAAGAAGGCGGACTACATCAACGCCGCGCGCATGGTTATAAGGCACTGCGTTTTTAGCTCCGAAAGTTGTAAAAACGGACTGGATGCGCTACGGTCTTGGCAGTACGAGTTCAATGCTGAGACTTCGAGCTTCAGCAAAGACCCGAAGCACGATTGGGCCTGCTTCGTCGGAGGCACCGACGTGACGACGCCGACCGGCACCAAGCCCATCCGGGATTTTGTGTCAGGCGACGAAGTAGTGACGCCCGCAGGCGTTCGTAAAGTTGAGGCGCTACACAGGTACGATGCCCCGCGACTGATGGAAATTGTTCTCGCTGATGGTCGTTTCGTTAACTGCACGCCAGAGCACAAATTCTTTACGCAGCGGGGACTGGTCCCCGCAGAAGCTTTAAGCTATGCTGACACTTTGTTCAACGGAGCAGAGTGGTCATGGCGAGCAATTACGTCGATTTTGAAGGCCGGCGGTACTACCGGAATACACGCGGCTATTACCGATTCGTTCCTACCCGAAAGCAAAAACGGGAAGGGCTCAAAGAGCGGCGGCTTCACCGAGACTTGTGGGAGAGTGCTTTCGGGCCTATTCCGCCAGAGCATGAAGTTCATCACGTCGACGGTAACCCTAGCAACAATGACCTCGACAACCTTGCCTGCTTGCCTCGGCGGGAACATAAGCGCCTGCATGGGCCGGAAAGTGGACGGCGATCTGCGCCCTGGCACGGAACCGCTGAAGGACAACGGCATCATTCGGAAATCGCCAAGCACCGTTGGCAAACCAACCGAAAAAAGGCGCTGGACGATGCCCTTGCTTCACTCTCAGCCGCGCGTGTCGCCGCTGCAGAGTGGCACAGAGACCCCGCAAACAAGCCCGTTCACGTCGAAGCAGGGCGAAAATCCTGGGCCAAGCGCGAAACGACTCTCCGCTCCTGCGCGGTATGCGGTACGGACTTTCCTGCGTATTGGGCACGCGCTAAATTCTGCGGGCCGAATTGTCGCGCTAAAGACTTTCGAGCGCGACACGCCGGTCTATGACCTCACGGTGGAGCAGGATCACTGCTTCATCGCCAACGGCATCTTGACGTCGAATTCACACGCCTCTGAGGCGTTTTGCTACGGTGCCGCCATGTTTCAGCAGGACATCCCCAAAGCCTCCCCGGTCGCGCCAACGCCCATCAAGGGCATTCAGGTGGGTGTGCACACGGACCAGACGCTCGACCAGTTGTGGGAAGAACACAAGCGTCGGTCGATGGCGCGAAGGAAGATCTGACGCCCCGTGGCTGAAACCCCGCCCACTGCAGCGACGAGCGTCCAGCCCTACCTGGACGCCATCAAGCGCTACGATGAACGCTTCGCGCAGTGGACGACACGCGTGGACAAGGTGCTGCGTCGCTACAAGGACGACACCACCAACGACGTGCAGTTGAACGCGAACGTCAAGTTCAACATTCTGTGGTCTAACGTACAGACGCTGTCCGCAGCGACCTTTGCGAAACTTCCGAAAGCCGATGTGCGCCGCCGGTTCAGCGACCAAGACCCGGTCGGCCGTGTCGCGTCGCTCATACTCGAGCGGGCCATCACCTATGAGCTGGAGCAGTACCCGGACTATTCCGCGACGCTCCGCCAGTGCATTCTGGATCGCTTTCTGGGTGGACGCGGCACGGCCTGGGCGCGCTACGAGCCGCATATGCGGGCGATGGCGCAGCCATCCCCGGGCGTAGCCCCCGGCCCCGACGCAGGGCTTCCAGTCGACGGTCTGCAGGTCACAGACGACAAGGACGCGCCGCAGGAAGAACTCGACTACGAGTGCGCCCCGGTCGACTACGTGCTGTGGAAGGACTTCGGGCACGACGTGGCGCGCACCTGGGAAGAAGTGACCATGGTGTGGCGGCTGGTCTACATGGACAAGCCGGCGTGCGTGGAGCGGTTCGGGCAGGAAGTGGCGGACAAGCTGGCGTATGACGCAGATCCGCAAAAAGACCCCAAATCCTACGCCGGCAACAACACCCGCATCGACCAGGCGCGCATCTATGAGGTGTGGAACAAAGCCAAGAAGAAAGCCATCTGGCTGAGCAAGACCGTTAGCGAACCGCTCGATGAGCGCGACGACCCGCTGGACTTGACCGAATTCTTTCCATGCCCGAAGCCGCTCTACGCGACGCTGACCAGCGAATCGCTGGAACCGTTGCCGGATTTCACGCTGTACCAAGACCAGGCCATGGAACTCGACTTGCTGGCCAACAGCATCGACATTCTGGTCAAAGCGCTCAAGATCCGCGGCACCTACGACAACAGCATCCCTGAACTCGGCCGGCTGTTCGAGGAAGGCAACAGCGGCGCGCTGATCCCGGTGCAGAACTGGGCGGCGTATGCCGAGAAAGGCGGCTTGAAAGGCGCTATCGACTTGGTCGAGATTGAGCCCATCGCGCAGTGCTTGCAGCACTGCTACACCGCCATGGAGCAGATTAAGGGTCAGGTCTACGAGATCACGGGTATCTCGGACATCATCCGTGGCCAGACCGTGGCGAGCGAGACTGCCACAGCCCAACAGCTCAAAGGTCAGTACGCCTCGCTGCGCCTGAAGTCCTACCAAGACGAAGTGTCGCGCTTTGCGACGGACTTGCTTCGGCTCAAAGCGCAGATTATCTGCGGCAAGTTTGCGCCAGAGACTATTCTCAAGATGGCCAGCGCCGATCAGCTTGACCAGAACGACATGCAGTACATCCAGCCCGCCATGCAGCTTCTGCTGGGCGAGCGCGCCATGAATCCTGATGCCCAATCGGAAAACCCGCTGCGCACTTTCCGCATCGACGTCGCCGCCGACTCGATGGTCTATCTCGACGAACAGGAAGAAAAAGAAAACCGCGTCGAGTTCCTGACCGCAGCGGGCCAGTTTTGGTCGCAGGCCGTGCCGATTGTGCAGGCCATGCCGGAAGTGATGCCGCTCATGCTGAGTCTGCTCAAGTTCGGCGCAAGTGGCTTTAAGGTCGCGCGCACGATTGAGGGCGAGATTGACGCGATGGCGCAGCAGTTGACGCAGAAGATGCAGCAGGCCGAAGCCAATCCGCCGCAGCCTGAACCAGATCCGAAGTTGGAGATCGCAAAGCTCCAGGCGCAGACCGATGCGCAGGTCATCCCGATCAAGGCGCAGTCCGAAGCGGCGCGCGCGCAGGCCGACGTGCAACGCGCGCAGGCCGACACGCAAATCGCACAACTCGACGTGCAGAAAGCACAGATGGAAATTCAGCGCGCAACGATTGACGCAATTCGCGGCGCCAACGAACCGAACGAACCTCAAGGAGCCATGTGATGGCGAACCCGGTCAGCTACAACCCGACGTACATCGCTACGGCAACCACCACCGTGGTGGATACCGGAGCGGGGGTATTGCACGCCATCAACATCACGGAAACGGCGGCCGGGGCCATCACGGTGTACGACAACACCGCGGCAAGCGGCACCATCCTGGCGGTGTTCAAAGCGAGCATCGTAGAGAACAGCTTCGTGTTGGACGTGGCTTTTACCATCGGCCTCACTATCGTCACGGCCGGCGCGTCGAAACTGACTGTATCGTGGGCGCCGATGTAATGAAGCGCTACATCCAAGACCCGCAGACCGGCAAGCTCATCCCGCGGGATGAGTACCAGCAAGAGCACCGGCGCACATCGTGGCAGGTCATGCCCGACATTCAGCCGTACATCTCGCAGATTGACGGGCACATCGTGCCGTCGCGCAACGCGCACCGCGCGCATCTGCGCATCAACGGCTGCGAGGAAGTGGGCAACGAGAAGATGGCGCCGAAACCCATCACCACGCCGCCGGGCCTGCAAGAAACCCTGGTCGGCTTGGCCAACGAACGATTGAGGTACAACTGATATGGCTCAGCTTACGGCTGCAGAACTTGAAACGTCGCTGAACGGTTCGGACACCAACCGCCGGTTCTTCCAGGTGGTCAAGTCGCGAAACAACGGCGCGACCTCGCAGTTTTACGTCATCGCGCTGACCTACGCGACTGCGCGCCCGTCGGTAAAACCGGGCACGTCGCGCTGGTGCACTACGACTGATGCTGACGGCACGACCACGCAGCGTGACGCGGTCTACACGGCCATGGCCAACTAAACAAGGATCTGAGACATGCTTGATGAGTCTACAACTCTGAGAGACACCCTCGAAGCTGCGGTAGAGACAGTTGCGCCCGAAGGAGACACCTCGGCGGAATCGTTTGCCCCGCAAGAGACCGCTGGCGAAGCCGCGGCGCGCGTTGAGCGTGCTCGCGACGAAGCTGGCCGCTTTACCAAAGCTGAGCGCGACGCCCAACAGGCCGCGAGCGAAGCACAAGGCGAAGCACCGGCGCCGCGTCTGCAGCGGCCGAGTTCATGGAAGAAGGACTACCAGGCGCAGTGGGACAAGATGGCGGACACCGATCCCCAGATGGCCCAGTACCTGCTCGAGCGCGAGCAGCAGTTCGCTTCGGGTGTGTCGACCTACAAGGCCGAAGCCGACCGGGCGCGCGACATTCAGACGTTGATTGAGCCGCACGCGCCGCGCTTTCAGCACTACGGTGTCGACTCCAAGGAATATCTGGGGCGCCTGCTCAAGATGGACGAACTGCTGGCGACGGGCACGCCGCAGCAGAAGATTGCGCTGCTGCAGGGCATTGCGCGATCTGTAGGTCTGGTCGATGACCAGGGCCAAGTGCAGGAATTCGAGCAACAGCAGGCGAGTTACATCCCGCCAGAGCTGATGAACACGGTCTACGGCTTGCAGAGCAAGCTACAGGCCATTGAACAAGCGAACGAGCGCGCTGAACAGACGCGCATCAACGCCGAAATCGACAGCTTTGCGGAAAACGCTCCGTACCTTGATGAGTTGAAGGACTCCATGGCTCAATTACTTGAGACTGGCTTCGCTCACAACCTACAGGACGCGTACCGCAAAGCACTGCGGCTGGACGACGATTTGTTTTCAAAGCACCAGGCTGAGCAACAGCAGGGCGATGAAGCAGCGCGGCGTCGAACTGCACAAGAGACTGCGGCGCGAGCCCGGTCATCTGCGGTGAGTCCGAGATCTAGCACCCCTACAGGGGCTGTGGCGGCGTCAACGCAAGGTAGCGATATACGGTCCCTGCTGGAAAACGCGACGAATAGCGTGTTGGCCGGCGGTGGGCGCATTTAACCTTGTAAGGAGATACTGATATGGCATTTGCCAATACTGCAGTGTCGGACATCATTGCCACCACGATCCAACAGCGGTCGGGCAAGCTAGCCGACAACGTCATGAACAACAACGCGGCGCTGTACACCCTTCGCGAGAAGGGCAACGTGCGTCCGTTCGGCGGCGGTAACGTGATCTTGGAAGAGATCATGTACAACGACACCTCGACCAACACGACCAACTCGTACTCCGGCTACGAGACCATCAACATCAGCGCCAATTCGCCGATCTCGGCAGCGCAGTTCGGCATCGCGCAGTACGCGTCGAGCGTCGTCATCAGCGGCCTCGAAATTCTGCAGAACAGCAGCAAGGAAGCCATCATCGACCTCATGGAAGGTCGTGTGAAGATTGCCGAAGCGCAGTTGCAGAACCGTCTTGCCGCAGATCTCTACGGCAACGGCACCGGCAACGGCGGCAAGAACCTGACCGGTCTCGGCGCAGCCCTGCCCGTTCTGCCGACTTCCGGCACCTACGGCGGCATCGACCGTGCAACTTGGACGTTCTGGCAGAACCAGTACTACCGGGCTGTCACCGATGGCGGCGCGGCAACCACTGCGGCCAACATCCAGCAGTACATGACCACCGTGGCCCTGCGCTGCGTGCGTGGCAAGAACATGGTCGATACCATCGTCGCTGATGGCACCTACTATGCCTTGTACGTGAACAGCCTCCAGGCCATTCAGCGTGTCACTGACAGCAAGATGGCCGGTGCGGGTTTCTCGAACCTCATGTTCTACGGCGGCGGCACTTCGGCCAAGGTCGTACTGGACGGCGGTATCGGCTCCAGCACCTATTCCAACGACGCCAACACCACCTACACCGGCAACGCCGCGGGTATGTGGGGTTTGAACACCGATCTCCTGTTCTTCCGTCCGCATCGCGACCGGAATTTCGTGGCTATCGGCGGCGAGCGTCAGGCTGTCAACCAGGATGCCGTGGTGAAGCTCATGGGCTTCGCCGGCAACCTCACCTCGAGCGGTCCGCAGTTCTGCTTCCGCCTGAGCGCATAAGGAGAAACGAATATGTATCTGTCAGGCATTGACCCGACTCAAGTCAGCGCTGGCACCGCCAGCGACATGGCCGTCGCTGTGGTGGGCCAGTTGGCGTTCAACACCACTTCGGCCGGCATCAAGGGCTACATCTACGTCAAAGACAGCGGCTCCGGCATCACCGGTGACGGCTACGTCTGCGACATTGATGGCTCGGCCTACACCGCCGTGATGTGCTCTACCACCACCACTGCGCCGGGTACCGGTGCAGGCAAAGCGGTGGGCGTAGCGCGTGCAGCAGTGGCCGCAGGGTCTTACTGCTGGCTGCAGATCTACGGCCCTGGCGTGGTTCGCACTTCCGCGTCCTGCGCGGCGTACACCCTCATCAACAGCACCGCGACCTCGGGGCAGTTGGATGATGACGCCACCGCCAGCGCCGAAATCATCAATGGCATCGTTCTTGACGTTGCCACGGGTGGCGCTGCGGCAACCACGGCGGCGTGGATCCAGTGGCCGAACGTCGGCCGCACGCTGTAAAGCAAACCGGGTGGGGGCTTCACGGCCCCCGCCTTTTAACGCTCAACTCGATTACTTGAGGCAAAGCACATGGCACAGGCATTAGAGAGCGACGTCAGCGCAGCAGATCAGGCGCTGAACGTCGTCATATACGACGGCACGGTGTTTCAACCGTACCTGAGCGAACAGGCCGGGCGGCCTATTCACCACGACGCGGTGTTCATCCGCATCCAGGCGTCGGGCGACAAACTGAACATCATTGACCGCCCCATCGAGGAATCCGACAAGCGCCGCTTCCCGTTGCACTGGGCGCATTACCAGAATCAGACGAAGGACGAAGAACACCCCGGCACGCCGTTGAGCGAAATCCCTGGCTTGACCAAGGGCGCGCTGCTCAACCTGAAAGCGATGGGCTTCTACACCGTCGAGCAGTTCGCTGCGGCCTCAGATCAGGTGCTGCAGGGGCTCGGCATGAGCGCAGGTGTTTCGCCGCTGGCGTTCCGCGACAAGTGTAAGCAGTTCTTGGGCGCCGGCGGCGGTTGCAACGCAATCAACTGCTCTAGCTGCGCCTGCATGGCCGCAATCTTGGCGTCGCGCTGCGCGAGTTCGCCCTGCATCTGCGTGATGGGGGCCATGTCCGCCGCGGCGCCCAAGAACTGCTTACACTTGTCGCGGAACGCCAGCGGCGAAACACCTGC